TAGATCTGCCACTGCCACAGGACGGAACAGATTTGTGGTCTGACTCAGCACGCCGGGAATCATCACAGGTTGGTTACGCACTTCTTGTGGGGTGGGTGCAGGCGGATGTCGTTCCTGCAACCGGGCCATGGTCTCTGCGTAGGATTGAAATTGTGTGGTCATGTTATTACCTGAGTCCTGCAATTTCCATCATGCGACGCAGTTCGTTATCACCGTTATATCCCATGCGGTCATCTTGTCCAGCAATCACAGGAATTGTGGTCTGCCCAGTTGACTTAGGACCATCCAATCCGCCGCTGTACATCATGGCGTCATCTGTGCCTTCTTGGTCTGTAGGATAGTCTGGGTCATTTTCTGACGCATCGGTGTCACCGTATGCTTCATCAACATCAGTTTTAGGCAACATTTTGTTTGAGGCACTTGCTGGAATTGTCACTGTGACTCTGCCACCAGGTTCTTTGGATGTGTAAACCCAATCGCTGCCAGATTTTTTTACATCAACGCCGCCATCAGCGGTGACCGTCATGTCATTGGGCAGTTTAGGTGGTTGTTCTGCACCCCAACGATCTTCATCCACTAGCGGATCAAATGGATCTCTAGCCATTCCGGATTGCCTTGTTGATTTATCAAATACTGGAGGATCGTTTGATTTCCTCATCTGTGGTGCTTTATCAATGGTCGGAATTTTATTGGTTGGTTTTGCTATTCCAGGCTCATAAGGACTTTTAAATGCTTGTGCGGCAAAGTCATCCACTTCTTTTGGTGGTCCCATATATGGTAATTTTGTTATCTTGGGTCCTCCGGCCGACTGTATTAAATCCTTGATTTTTTGAAGCACTTCCGGGCCATATTTGGCCAACGCGGCCTCTGCTTCTGGGGCAAGTTTGACAGCGGCTTTGGCACCGGACCCAAAAAGGCCTTCATACATTTCTTCACTATCACATCCACATGGACTGGCTCCGCATGATGAGCAAGCGTCTTCATCGCCCATGGTTTGTATAGCAAGCATTTGTGAATTGTCGTCAGTCATATCATGCATATGCTCATCGTCGTTTCCCATTCCGGCCAACTTCAGCAGACCGGCCAACATCACTGCATCTTCATCTGTAGCAGTCACTGTGAGGCTTTTTCTAGGTCCACCATGGTCATCGTTGTTTATACTCATGTTGATGTTCATGCTTTCGGAGATCATGTTTTCCAACTGACGATTCAAACTGTCGTAGATGCCTTTGCCGTAACTGGTTCCGCCGCTGCTCTTGGGTGCTGATCCAGTTGCTACACTACCAGAAGTTGTGGTTTCATCAACTTCTTTTTTCTTCTTGTCTTTCTTTTCGTCGTACTCAATGTCCTTGGTCACTTTCTTGCCGGCACGTTCGGCCCGGCTGTCTTCGCTACCTCGACGCTGGCCATGGATACCATCTTTTTCCTTCTCGTCGTATTCAATGTCTTTGGCTACCTTGCGGCCGGCTCGTTCAGCACGGTTATCACGCTTGCGAGTGCGTTCTTGTTCCATTGGCATGTCATCGTCTTGCTGATTCTGCATGTAGTCATCCACAGCAGTCATCATGTTTTCGATCTTGGCCAACTTGCTTTGCACCCATTCTGGCAAGTTATCGTCATCACCCAGGATCTTTTCCAAGGCCTGTGCATGACGCACCACGGTCTTGATAGTGTCCTTGGCCATGTCGCCTTCGCGATCGTATTCACCGGAATCTTGTGGCTCGATCATGTCTTCGGGCATGTTGCCTTCTTTGGTCATCAGCTTGCTTGTGCCGCGGTTGATTTTGGCACCAATCTTCTTGCCCTGACCGGCGCCAACCTTACGGCGGCCTATTTGACCACTTGGTTCATCATCATCGGCGCTGGCGTCGTGTCCTGCACCGCTGTAGTTGCCTTTCACTGCACGATGGCGTGTGACGCCCGGTTCAGAGGTGTCAATTCTACCACCAGTGCTTGACCTACGGCTGGTGGGCTCGTCGTCCAAGAAACTTTCTTCCATGTCACGATTGCGTCCACTGGAGGCTTGCTTGGCGCCAACAATCTTGTCAGCAAAAGTGATCTTGTTCACTGGAGGAGCAAGTTTAGCAAACTTCTGTTGCTTTGGGGTCATTGGCATACCACCTTCTTTCATTCCGGCCCTGGTTGGGCCAGGAGTGGCAGGACTCCAACGCTTGCCTTTGTTTGGTCCGTCAGTCACGATGGGATACCGACCGTCTGGGCCTTTGGCAGGGGGTGCTGTGGAACCGTCCTCATCGTCAGGAGCGGATGTAGGTGTTTTTCTCTTGGGCAGCGGGCCGGTATCCTTGCCTACCACGATCATGGAACCTGGCACATTTGGATCTGGTCGTTTAGACGAACTGCGTGTGGCTGCGCTGGCTTTGGCCATGGGCTCATCAACTTCGTCCATTGTGCGATTATTGGACTTTTCTGATTTACGACGCATTACTTTATCAAATCGATCCTGTACTCCCTTAACTCTACGAGCACCTGCTCCTTCTGGTCCAGATAGATCACGCCGTGCCTTATAAAGTTGATCTAACTCACGATTTACTCGTGAATGTTGGTCGCCTCCGAATCCCAGTGCCATACTATAAAGTTGGTCATCTGATGCGTTTTTTATTCGTTCAAGTGTGTCCGGTGAATATTGTGCCAAATATTCTTTCATATCATTATCTTCTCTTACTGGATATGTCTTTCCGCCTACTGTGATCTTTTCACCAGGTTGGATGCCATCTCGCTTGGCTTTGACCACTGCACCCGAAAACGCATTGCCTTCGTCTGTCGCGCCCCGGCTTTCATCATACTTGTCATACTGGTTGCGAATCTTTTTCATAGTGCTGTCGCTGGCATGATCTCTTCCGGCCTTTTGCAAAGCCTTCATGCCTTGGTCGCCATATTTCTTTTTGCCAAACGCAGCCTGCAATGCACTTTCGTCCATGTCTTTTTTCACACTGCGAGCAGCAGACTTCATTGGCTCTTTGCGATTGCCATCCTTGTCCAGATCCAAGAAGTCTGGCTTTGAGCCTTCTTCCACCTGACCCTTGGCTCGCATCTTTGCCAACTGTGCTCCAGCAATTTTGGCACCTTTTTCGCCGCCGCCGGTCTTCTTGGCCAATGCAGCAAACCCAGTGGTAGCATTGTTATGCTTGCCCAAGTCACGCTCATTGAGTTGAGTTCTTAAAGCATTGGCTGCAGGCTTCGCCGGTGTGGCCTGGGCAGTTTCGGCCAGTTGCTGCTTGTTGGCCAAGTCGGCCATCTTTTTGTTTAGGTCGTAGAAAAAATAATCGCTCATGGTTTATCCTCTTGGTGTTGCGAAAGTAGCAGGCCGTGGCATGCGTTTGATATCAGTCATTGGACTCTTGGTGTCCTGTTTGATGTCATTGGTGGTTTTTGCTGGAGGTGTTTTGCCACCGGCCACTGTGAAATCTGAACGATATGCATTCTGCAATACCGCATGTTTGTAAGGATCACCGGAGTAATCTTTCTTCAATGCCTGCTGTTCGGCGTCGGGTGCAGAATAATCGGTATCGGCGATCAAGTCCTTGTTCTGTGTGTTGATTTCTGAAATTTCTTTGTCAATGCTGTCTACATATGGTTGTGTCAACAGTCGGATCCTGTTGGGACTGAAACCCAACAGTTGAGCCAGTTGTTGTATCTGTGGTTCGATAGCGGGATAACGAAAACTCACATCCACACTGGTTACCATGTCATTTTCTTCGTTGGGAAAGTCTTTTAACAGTCGTTGCACAGGTGTGGTCTTTTTGCCTGACATCCGCACGATGTCAAACTGTTCGAGTTTTTGTTCCAGATCCTTGATAAAGGTTGGCGGCACATCGCCTAGGATCTTGATCCTGTAGTCGTATGTGCGTTCCGATTCTGCGAGATAATGGTGAAATTTTTTCATATCAGAGTCCTATGTGATATTTATACTTTTTTGGCATTTGTCTTTCTATCGCCCAACAATCTATCCAACAATTCATTGCGATCCAACACATGGCCTTGGCCTTGCTGTGGTGGTTCTCGATCTGAATCTGCGAGTTTGGCATCCAGATTTGCTTTTTTCAACTGCAAATCAATCATTTTTAACTTTTTGTTTAGCTTGGCCTGCTTGGCTGTGAGTGCATGTCCCAGCATGGCGCCGGCTACTGAAAAGATTTCAGCAGCAAATCTTGAATCCACATTCATGCCCAGATCCATGAGATCCTTGTAACTGCCCTTGGCTAGATCGGCCAGTTCATCCATCTCTGAGTCTGATGAACTCAAGTCGCGCACACCCGGTAGAGCAGCATCAATTTTGTCAATGGCTTCATCAATTTCAGCCATCACTGACTGTGTTTGTTCAGGAGTGTACACCGGATCCTCTTCAGGATCTGTAGAAGGCGGTAAGTCGAATAACTCTTCGAGTTTTTTGGTCATACCATATTTACCGGATTGATCAACCCGGCTTATGGAACATGTCATCCTCTGTTAGAACTCGGAAGTGTATGCCTGCTCGCCGGCACCAGGCCTGTGCTGCTGCCCATTTGGCATAGTTGATGGCAACCACAGCACGGTCTCGACTGTTCATCTTGCTTTCAATTATGCTTTGTTTTTTGGGTTTGATTTCGATCATCTCGGCACGCTGCACATTGCCCCGGGTGCGATATGTGATAAAAAAATCCGGCACATACATAGAGGGTTTGCCGGTGATGGGATTACGATAAGGAATTGCTATGCTCTCGCTGGCCCATTGCAGAACCGCATCGTTCTTGTCGCAGAATCTCATGAATGAGTGTTCCCACCCTGATCTGTATCTGGGTTTGTTCTTGCCCACATACTTGCCTGGATTGGTGATCACATACTCACCATTGGCCCAGCGACTCATGCCAACACATTCCTTGCGGTGTAAAAGTTTGGAGTGACCGTGACTCCGTATCCCAACAATGTGCTACTGCTTCTCATGTTGTTGAGGTAGTAGGACAAGGTCAATGTAAGTTGAATTGAGTCTTGTCCTTGTATATTTTGCAAGATGTCCAGCACCGGAGTGCGTGTTTCTTCAGCTATTCTAAACAAACTCACTGTGAAATTGCCGGCTGCTTGATCAGTGGTAAACACAGATCTCATGTAACTATAAACCACATCATATTCTTCTGCATTGACAAATGTTTCATAGCTGTAGAATGTGTCAAAGATCCTGACTGTGAGATCCACATTGGTATTGAGTGCGTTGACTGTGCCGCCCATGTTATTGTCCTTGTGTGGTGTTGGTGGTGCTTACACGATTTGGTGGTCGAGGAAATATGGCATTCAACCCGCCATTGCTGCGAACTGCGGCCGGAATACTGTTTCTGAGAACACCTTTGAGTGCAATATTGGCTTCTTCGTTGACAATGGCTCTGATATCTTTGCCTCTAAAGGTCTGATTCACAGTGCCGGCTTTTTGTATAGCACCGATCACACCGGCAGGGCCGCCGCTTTGCAAATCTTCCACGATACCAATACCAGCGTCCAGCAGTCCTCCTTGCCCCAGCACAGTTTGTGTGCTGCCCGGCCTTGCCAAGCTGGACCGTACATTGTCATAATAGGCGGAATCAGCAAACCCAACCACATTGGTGTCTGGACGCACACCACCTATGGCTCCTTCATAATATTTCACAGTTTCGTATTCTATGGTCATTGAATTCTGCATGGTACCGGCACCTTCGTTATAATTATAGGTGTCATGATCCCAACTTTTGATCAAGGGATTGATCAATACATAACTCACCCACTTGCGTTGACTTAGTCCATACACGGTGATATCACGAAAAAATGCTGGTTTGCCCGACGGCTCATTACCACTGTCACTGTAGGATTCTCCTGCGTATCCCCAATCATTGACTGAGCGATTGTTGCTGTAGATATCTCTATCATTGTATACAAATCCTGCTTGGGATTGTAATTCTCCTATACTACCATTGGTGGCCTTGGGTGCTAGATAAGCCTGGTCTGGATCTTTATAATAATAGGCATAGTAGTTGTACCACATGTTACGCACAAGACTTCCACTATCGTCATGAAACGTCATATTCAGCGGACCATAATTGATCTTTTTCTGGATCACACGTTTACGATTGTATTGATTCAGTGTTTCTGTGTCCAACGTGAATTTAGGCAACTGAATAGTCTTGACCATAAGACCAATCTGCACTTTGTCGTCAGTGGGGAATGCATTGTTCAATAACGGAATACTAGTATTGATATTGAAATAAGAATGGAACAAGAACTTGTTGCGCGGAACAAGTTCGTATCCATTGGGAAGAAAAGTCTTGGCAGCATGGGCATAGTCTTTGAGACCTTGCCCACCAAAAAACTCTTTCTCAAAGTCCTGGCCCCAAGCCATGCCAGATTATCCTGTGACTACGTCGTTGACTGTTCTAGCAATGGTAGCACCCACACCAGTTCCATTTGGTGTTTGGTTGGCATTGTCATAACGTATGGTCAAGGCGATTTTGAGTGGTTCCGAAGTGTTGTAAGCAGCTTGCCCGTAATCCGCATTCTTGAGATAGCAACCATACAGTTCCCAAGTTTCTAGCACCACAGGCTCTGCGGCACCATTGCCACCATCTAGCACTTCAAAACGTGTGGTGAACTTGTAATCAATGCCCGACGCAGCCGATGCCATTTCCAAGAAGTCCATCTGTTTCTGTAGTTGTTCGCCAACCAAGCGACTAACTGCTCCTGACGCATCGTCACGCAAGTTACATGTGACGTCGGCCCATGAATATTTGCCGGCCAGTTTGAGTTCACTGTTGTAGATTGGAATAGTGATATCAGTAAAACTTAAGGTAGGGCGTTTGAAGTCCTGCACCTGTTTGGTAAGTTCTGTTCGGGGTGTGCTCACTCCAAAATTTTCAAATATCACTCGAAAGCGATAGCTGAGTTTGGGCATGAGCAAGCCTTGGTTGCTTGCGCTTTGATCGCTTGCCAAGGGCACTGTCATTCTTGTTAATGATGCAACGGCCATATTTGTAATCTCCTATGCAGTTATTTACCTCGATTGAGGCCAAAAGAAAAGGGGTGTTTCCACCCCTTTTCCTGTTCTAGCGATGCCGTTAGATGCTGGTTGCAGTGGCGCTGGCTGCATTAGCAATAGACCCTGTGTTCTGGAGACGCAGAGGAATGTAGATAAATTCCACAGCCTTCACAGGTTCGATAGCGATGTCAACATATAGTTCATTGGCATCAATTCTGGCAGGTGTGTTGTTGGAATCATCACACACTACCAAGAAGTCATAGATACCACGTTTGGCCACAAGATCGATACACAATGAATTCACAGCATTGCTGATTTCGTTGCGAGTTATCTGATCATTAGGTTCAAACAAGAACTGCTTGCCAATCTCTTCCAATCTGCCGCGCATGAACGCAACTAAACGTGCCACATTGATACGATCCAGAGCCGAGGTTTCCCCATATATGGTCTTGTTGCCAAAGTTAGTGATACCTACTCCGGGCACAAAGGTGATTGGATTGATGTTGTTCAAATATTCAACATCACGCAGGCCTTGATTGTTACCAATGGTGGTGAATTCACCTGTGGTAGAGTTGATGTATCCAATTCTGGCAGCATTGTCAATCACGCCGCGACGTGTTCCGGCCGGCGCCAACCATGGATAACTTACTGAATCACTGCGGATTATGGTGCGAACCATCATGTGGCTAGGTGCTGTGACCACGGCACTACCGCCTAGATCTGTGGTTTGGCAACTGGGGTAAAACACAGCAGCATATGCTGAACTGGTTGTGAGTCCATCACCTGCAAACAAGCCCAATCCACCATTGTCTGTGGCCCATGCCACAAGATCATTACCATTTGGTCCTAACCGCATGGGAGTATCTCCAACCACAAACACAGTGTTATTGCGTTCATTGCTGAGTGCTATCATGTTAGGAATCAGTTCAGGATATGCAGTGCAAGCTACTAGATTGAACACTGCTTGTTCTTCACGCACTGTGACACTGGTATCAATGCCAGATTTAAGTGCAGCAACGACCAAGGCACGTTGGGAAAAACGACCCATGTTTGGCGAACCATCTGCACGATTACCCGAAGCCGTGACCCAAGAATTGGTTTCCAGTATGTCCCAGAATGAAGTCTGCGTGGCAGGATTCTGATTGCTACCGGCCTGGATGGACACATACAACACTGCATCGTACAACACTTGATCGCCCACAGCATAGGTAGTGCTGCTTGACCATGAGGAATAGCTGAAGTCAGCAGCGTTGAAGTAATCAACTTCAAACTCTTTCATGTTGAATCCTGAACGACGTGTATTAAACAACAACATACCTGCAGGAAATAGAGTATAATCAGGTGCATCAACGTCCAAGTAATCGCTGGTGAGCAAGGATGTGATACTGGGTATATCTCCAGTGATGGGGTTCACAGCGCCTGTGGTGCTCCAACGAGCATCTGTAAACAACACACCATTTGATGTCTGTTGATCAGTGTTGTCGATCAGCACCCATTGATTCACGCCATCAACTTCTTGCCAACGCTTGATCACTGGATAGATTTCAAGATCGCTGGTGTCAATCCAGAGATCACCATATACCAGCACAGTACCATCGGTCTGTGTGGTAGGTGCTGTGGTGGAAATAATTGGTCCGGTAGGATTGGTATCCGACAGATCAAAACCACGTGTGTCGTTGGTTTCATTCTGATATCCCACCCATCCTGAACCACTTTGGATCATGATGTCCACTTGGCTTGCGGTAGAATAGTACCAGTATGTGCCGGCGACAGGATCTTGATCAGGTGCAGTGGCACTGGCTGTGTAAACCAGTGGAATCCATCCACTGAGTTGCAGATATTCTTCTTGATTGTCAACATATACATGACGGCAACCTGTGGTACTGGTGGTAAACCCAGCATCACTCACCGCAGTGTCATTACCAACATCTTGCAACAAGATCACGCCACCAATGCTTTGTGTGAGCACAATGGCACCGGTGCTGCTCACTGTGGCAACCACATTGGGCAGGCCTGCAGAACTCACAGCAGTGACAAATGCTGCTGCATCAGTTCCACTGATTGTGACAGTTACTGTTGAGCTCAACGTGGTAGAATTTGCTGTGCTTGTGGTAACGGTGAACTGATCACCATTGGTGAATGTAGGTGTGCTGGTGCTACCAGTCACTATGGTTGCTCCTGCCGGATTGCG